ATGCGTTATCCAAGGTGAAAAGAAACTATCAAATAGTTGATGCCGATAATGGAGATACTTTTGAGGTTGGTTCGCATACCTCAGATAGTGAAGAAATTGATGTCCACATTCACACATGGAGTCAGAAATTCAGCAAATTGCAAAGCCTTCAAATCATGCAGGATGTCTATAGGATTTTACATAAATCAACGCTTACAGTCACTGGACAAAAAGTTAAAAGTTTTAGGCAGAATTTTTCAAATGGAGTTGAACTGGATCCAGATGGACGCACATATCATGGGGTGCAACGTTTTAAAGTTTTAATATGTTCTAGCTAGGAGGGAACGATGGCAGGAGAAAAAGGTGGAAAAGATTTTCTATTGAAAGTCGGTGATGGAGGATCTCCAACTGAGGTCTTCACAACTATAGGGGGCCTAAGAACTACGGGCTTCACAATCAACAACGAATTGATTGAGGTAACCAACCAGGGATCTGGACAGCTTAAAGAGCTATTGTCTGGACAGGGAATAACTTCCTTCTCTGTTTCAGGAGCTGGTTGAAGCCAAGGCCTTTCTTCAATGTCTTTAGTTCCTAGCTCAAGAAATCGCCCATAAATTACATCTGTGCCAACGAACCCGGTCAAATCTGGCTTATCTATTTCAGTCCTCACACTACCTGCTAGACGTCCTGTGTCTGTATTTGGTGGTTCACCAGGAGGAGATGCCACATGTTGCTTGGCTTTCCTTGTTCTGCCCGGTGTCTTAGGTAAGGGCTGAACTGATCCAGCAGATACCTTTTGAATACTTTTCTTAGCTGTACTGGCAACTATAAGCGTTGCTGCTTGGATGCCTTTAATGACATAACGCTCTCGGAAATCCTTTTGATACGCCCTGGCAAATTTTGGATTGAGCTTTTTTTTAATTTTAAGGAAAAAACTCACGAGGCTTTGCCTTCAACGGCCATTATATTAAGCACCTCATTCCTTTCATCTGGATTGATTATGGATTGGATCTCAAATATTCTAGTCCCGAATTTAATCCTCATCTCAGTGGTCACGCCTGTCCTGTGACGAATCTTAAGCATATGTGTGACGTTGGGCTCTACTCTTTGAGAAAAGAATCTCTCATTGCCAGTGAGAGGCTTTATCTGAGCCCACACAGTTGCAAAGGTTGTAAAGGTTTCAGTTGATCCACCGATTGCATCAGTCGCTCTTGCTACCTGCTCGATAATAACTCTTTTATTTAATTTCCCAATACAGGACATTAGCGTCCACCTATTCTCATTTGCTTATAGGTAGTGAGTAGATCCTGAACTGTCATAGGCAATTGAGAGAGTCCAAATCTTGACTCAACTAACGGGCATCTATTTTCATAGAAGTGAGCAACTACATACAGTATTGCTTTGTGTAGGTCCTCAGGAATATCTGTTCCTGCGGGTCCATATCCAGATATAAACTTAATCCTGATTCCATTTACTGGTCTATCAACGAATGGCCATACAGAGCTTTTCTTTAAATAGATTCTGCCAAAGTCTCTCTTATTATCAACAAGATAATTACTCGCATCAAATGTTAATTCAACATCTGCCTCATCGACGGTGACCACTTCAGTCACTGAGATAAGGGGGCCTTTAGGTATCTCTATAAAGTCGGTGCCTCTATTTAAGAGTGAGATCGGACCTTCCCTGGTCCCATCCCACCAGGGCTCCCTCCGTGGAATTTCGTTATTACGTGGAAAATTATCAATAAACATATTCCAAGTTTGAGTAATAAATGTTTTCTGAGTTTGCCTTTCACAGAATTTCCTTGCTGCCTTGATACACTGGACAATTAATTCATCATCGGTTGAGTCATCTTGTCTAACATAATCTTTGGCCTCTTGAAGCTTGATTGGCTCAACTAATGGAGCAGTGACTAACTCAAGGCCTTCAACTATGTTTTCTGGTCCGACTGTGGAATGAGTTGCTGAATGCATTTAAGTCCTCTTATTTTTTAGAGGCTCTCTTCTTTCCTCTTTTTTTCTTAGATGGAGCAGCCTTGTTTTCTGCAGGAGCACCTGCATCTTTATTTTCTGGCTCTTCCTTTTTTGGGCTGGCAGATACTGGTTCAGCAAGTTTTCTTTTTATAAAACCCTCACCAAGCTCTTCTCCAACCTCGTATTCATCACCTTTTAAATAGGACTTTACTCCTAATGAGACACCGTTTTCATCGATGTCTGCTCCATTTGAACTATTAAGCATTTTGATTTTCATATGATCTCCTACATATCAATTATAACTACAGTGTGGACTCCCACCGCATTGGCAGCGACCCCATCACTTTCCATTGATACAATATCACCGATTGCGACCGTATTTAAGGCTGTAGGAGTCACGGTGACTTTCGAAAATGCTGCAGCTGCTTCATCAATACTGCAGGCCCCATTCGTAATGGCGACACCATTGATGTAGACTTGCACGCTGGTATTACTACCGCCCCCAATCACTGCTGGAATCGTACAGACTATAGATGCAATTGTGCCTGCCCTCGGGATAATTACTGCAGTGGTATTAATTCCACTAATGTCTGTCAAAAATAATTCAGCACTGTGATCTAGATCGGCTCCATTGTATTGGATCTCTCCATCAGTTTTGACAAAAAATACACTCCCACCTTGCAGAGTCCCAACTTTTGTATTGTGGGTTGCTTGTGACACCGCGTTGATTGGCACCAAGGCAAATGCTAATAATAAAATTAAACTTATAATCCTCATAAAATCTCCAAAAAAAAGGAGAGGAGATTTCTCGCCTCTCCTAAAACAACTAAACGACACAATGAATAAATTAACTAACCTTCTTAAAGTGAGCATGTCCTTGAACTGCTGATGCACTAATAAGAGCAGCGCTACCATTTCCACTAGGGGTTATGGTCAACCTCACAAATCTTTTAGGACCACGATACCCGATTTTATTTACGGTATCGTCATCCGAGAATATGAATCCTGCCTCAGACTCTGTTCCCAAGAGATCATCATCAGCTACTGCTGCAGCATCTGATAATCCAGAGTCTTCCCCATCCTCAACCAATACCGCAAATGTAGCATTGGAATCATTTAGGGTTCCTATAGCGATTAAGTACTCCAAGGAGTCAAAGCCATCCATGTCAATAATTTGACTAACTTGAGCAGTGTCATCCGATACGCTAACGGGGCTTATCGCTCTGCTCAGCTTTAAATTATTATGTAAATCACGCATTTTTGTCTCCTTTTATGCTGCGAACTTATTAATTTTAATTGCTTCGAAATCTTTCACATCTCCACCGCTTCTCTTAGTGGTGTAGAAAATAACGAAAGGCTTATTAGTGAATGGATCCCGAAGGATTCTTATTCCTAGTCTATCTACAATCTGATACCCGGCTTTGAAATCACCGAATGCGATTGATAGTGAACTAGCAGCAGCAGCTGGCATGTCATTAGCATGAAGCACTTCATGTCCTAACAAAATGCTTGGCTTTCCAGCAGCTAAGCCAGGAGCCCATAAATATTGGCCCTGTCCATCTTTAAGCTTTCTGACTTCGGCAACCACAGCTCTTTTAATAAGCCATACAGCATTTCTTTCATAGTCTTCTTTCAAAGCATAGAAAGTATCGATCAACTCATCTGATGTAGGCAATGCAGATGCCCCTGAAGTGATTTGCTCAATGGTTTCACCAGTTGTTCCATTGGGATAAGATAGGAAACCCTTTGCTTTATTAACTCCATTTCCAACAACGAAATTAGTTGCTTCATCTCTGTTAAATTTTTCTGCTATTTTGCCATTCAAATAACTCTCGACATCAAAGGCCGCATCATCCAAAAGCTTTTGTGTTGCTTTAGGTGAAGCGTGTAGTTCATGAACAGGAATTCTGATCATTCCTATTTCAGGAGTAGATGTGGTACCTCTTGTACTTGTTTCGCCGACAGATTCAGATCCTGCTTCATCAAGATCTCTTAAGAGCTCAAAAGCATCTGAGGAGATAGTCACAATCGAAGCAATTTGACGTATGGGAGAACTTTCAAAAATCTTTTTGACTATTTCGTCACCCATTTCAGGACGTACTAAATATCCACCATCTGGATCTGAGCCAACACTTAAGAATTTATTCTCGTCTTTTTCTTTTAACTCTTTTTCCAAGACAACTTGATAAGCCTCTTCTTTTCCTTTTCTTAAGAAAAGATTATGAGCAGCTTTTAGTTCCTTGCTGTCTTTACCTTCCAGAGCAATGATTCTCTCATTTGCATTGAAGCGATTCAGAGTTGTTTTTACTTCCTCTAATTCTTTCTCATATTTTTTCTTGTCTTCTACAGAAGTACTTAAGGCCTCATTGAGTTTTGTTAACTTCTCTTCCAAAAGATTGTCGACATATTTTTTATCTGCCTTCTCTTTGATAGCGGCGTCATTATCTTTTTTGAATTCCTCGTGGACCTTACCGAGCTTTTCAATACTTTCTTTAATTTCTTTTTCTAAATCTGGCATAACTTACCTTTCAAAATTTGCGATACATTTTTCCAGTGATTGCAGTATTCCATGCGGATCATCTGTTTTGGCAGCGGCTTCTTTTGTTTTTAAAAGAAGTGCGTCATTGATCTTAGAATTATCATAGCCCAAGTTCTGCAAGTGCAAATAAAAGCCAGCGATCATTGAGTCAATTTCGCTTTTGTCCTCTAAGCCTTGAGCCCATGACTTGGCTGCAGTAATTAATGCGCTGGTGTTCATTGGAAAGGTGACGATGGAATATTCATGGAGCTTGAGTTCATTTAAATCTCTGACACCAGTGTCAGTATTGATTGTAAATTTTACTGTGGAGTATCCTATTGATAACCCCATTTTTGCCCCAACCTTTTTGGCCTTTTGAGCTAATGAAAACTTTTCCTTACCTGCTTGTACATTTAAATCAATGAGGCCTTTGATCCTTAAGCCCTTATCAACTTCAACGGCTGTCTCATTCCATCCTATTTGTTTGTCTGGACGATGTGAGTCTAAAATTGGAACGTGTTGTCCATTCTCTTTAAGAGTCTTTTTAAAAGCTCCTTTGTTTATGCGATCCATTCCTTGATCAACATTCTTGAACGCCGCAGCAAGTCCCTCGATAACTCCATCGTTGTCTTCTGTGGTCGCTTCCTCAATCTTAAATTCCAGTGTTTTGATTTGAATGTCTTTCATTAGTTCTCCTTAGGAATGAATTCCTGTGTGCACCTACATTGTATAATTTCTTTTGCAGGTCCCTTTGGATCAAGTGGATGATCTAATTTGGCACCACCTACAATATAGAAATCATTTACGTCCACAGTTTGTCCATCGGCTTCAGCATGTGTGTCTCTTTCGCGTCCATCATTGGCAGTTATCCAGCCCTTATCTAGAGCAAGCTGAGTTGCTTTGGCTGCTGCCTCATTGGCTGATTCAGTTGCGAAACCTATTTCTGTCCTGGCTATTACAAAACTTCTGTTCAACTTAAAGCTCGTGTAAACCTCTTTAATTCTTTTAGAGATTGTCCTAGTTGGCTCACCCTCTTCAAAGCCCTCACTTATTGCCAGCCTTAATTTTTTAAGAATTCTTTTCTTAGTTTTTTGCCCTATTATTTGAATCTTTTCCCCGGTGTTTTGATCAATCCAGTTATTAATAAAACTCCGAAATCTGAATTCAGGTTGCTTAGTTTCGAATTGAGCAATACTTTTTAGATCAGAAAATTGCTGTCTTCCAAATGCTTCCATTGCGGCGCGGTCATGTTTGTCAGTAAATACCTTTGCCTTAGGCAAATTATTATCCACTATCTCAATGATTTCCCTCATGATTTTGTTTTCTTCAAATATACCCTTAGAGATTAAATCATCAATTAATTCAAGTACTTCTATTTCTTCAGCAGCAAAATATTTTCTGTAGTCTCTTTGAAGCCTTTTCTCATAGACCATTTTCAAGCGATCATTTCTCTTGAAAATCTTTCTTCTGCGTCTCCTCCTAAGATGTCTTCTTTTGGTGGAGATCACTCCTCATCGTCCTCATCGTCTTCAGGATCCTCAACACGATTTGATTCTTCCTCTTCCTCAAGAGCTTGCTCTAAAGGGATAACTGAAGTTGGGACTAGGATGACATCCCCTCCTTCGATCTCATCAAATCCCTTCAACACTCTTCTCTCATTAATCGTAAGCTCATTAGATTTGTCAGCTCTATCCCATAGGATTTGCCGCCGTGATTCAAGCGCTGAGATCTTGTCCCTATCGAAATCAAGGAATAGATTTTCTCCAAATAAAGGGACAAGCCAGTAGTTCAGACACTCCCTTAAATTAATAGCTAATGGGATTATAGTCTCTTCCCATAGAGCAAGCCTGGCCTCTTTATAATTGGAAAAGGTATTGTCTCCAGGTATGCCCAAAAGCATTGAGGGATATCCGAATGCAGCAGCCACATCCCTGGCTGTGGTGTTCTTTGAATTAAGCCAGTCCATATCCTTGGGCGTCAATGACATCTGCTGCCATTCCATCCCACCCTCTAATACCATTGGACGTCCTGAATTCTGTGCTCCCGAATAACTATCTTGGATCTCTTGCTTAAGCTTTTTATATTGCTCATCAGTAAGATTCATTGTGGCGTTGGCTCCATTTGGCTTCATCACTAACGCGCCGCTTGGCATACCACTGTTTCTTAATAGAGAGAAGTTCCATTGCTTGACTTCATTTGAGGTATCGATATCAAGTGAGGCTGCTTCCATTGGGCTTTGTCCATAAAAATCATTTAAAGGATTGAAGGATTTCCAATGTAATATAGGGCTTTTTCCAGTGACCACATCCACGGGGATGTCAATATCTTTTCCATTAATTCTATATACATAGCCGCTTATCCCCAATTGGCCGCTCTTTACTCTCATACGATCTGGCCTAAGTAAATGCAGCTCAGTAACTTTGCCGGGACTTGGCCCAACCGACTGAATATATGTGTTGCCTGAGATTAGTCTGTAAGCAATTACAGCCTCGAAATACATGGGTCCACTCATCATTGGATTGGGACGCCGAAGCAAGGTGAGTAAATCGCTTTCTAAAATCTCTGTGTCTTGACCCGTCCTAGTTGTTGCCTTTTTTGTTAGCGTCCATTCAAGTTGACTAATGGCCTGGCTGATATCTTTGATTGCTCTAAATGCTGAGACGTTCTTTTGATACCCTTCTCTTGAAAAGCCCTCGTAATTTCTTGGAGTCCCTACAGCTCTTCCTAGTTGCTTGAATTGAACCAATGAGGGAGATAAGCGGCTATGTATATAGAATTAATGGAAAAGATATTGACATCCCCGTGGAT